ATGAAATGAATGAACCTTTACCTGCTCCTGAGGACATGAGAATCGATGTTCAGTTAAAAGAAGTCTTAGTAGATTTTGTTAGCAGAGCCCCTGGTAAATCTTTATCGGATATTAAAAAGTCCAAAGCATTTATAGAAGAAGGTGTGTGTTACTTTAGATGGAAAGATTTCTGGAGAGCTTTAGTACGAACTAAGTCTTGGCCGGATAAAACCTATCCTAAGAATAAAACCATGAGATTAGTTCAAAACATTTTTAAAGGTAAGCAAGTCTTTAAAAAGATTGATGAGAAAACAGAACGAATCTGGGCTGTTGATAAAATAGATTTAGATACCGTAATCATTAGAAAGAATAAAGCTAAAGATGCTCCATTCCAATAGAACCATTATTCCTGGACCTCCTGGAACGGGTAAGACCTACCGGTTAATCAATCATCACTTGGCCCGTGAACTAGAACACACCAGTCCTGATAAAGTTTTATATGTATCGTTTAGTAATGCAGCTTCCAATGAAGCAAGGAATAGAATTAGTATGTTGTATCCGAATAAAGAAGTATTGGTTAGTACCTTACATGCTTTAGGGACGAGAGAATTAGGCATCAATACCAATACACAATTACTTCAAGGGACCAACTGGAAAGGATTTAAAAACTATTCAGGCATTTGTCAGGACCTAGAGTTTGAAACCATTACCAATGAAAGTGGAATTCCAGAGTACCGAAACAATTATATGAAAGTAATTGACTATGCGAGATCTAAAAAGATCCCTGAACTAGATGATGCCGCACTAGAATTAGATGTTATTGATTCTATTGACATGGGTTTATGTCAACAAATTAAACAAGACCTAGAAGATTTTAAAAGAGATTTTACCATGTTTGAATTTTCAGACATGATATCCCAGTTTGTTAAGAAAGATAAATGTCCACCCCTCGACGTTGTCTTTCTTGATGAAGCACAAGATCTAAGTCCCTTGCAATGGGATATGTTCTTTTACATTGAATCCCGATGTAAACGTTCCTACATTGCGGGGGATGACGATCAGACAATCTATTCTTTCCAAGGTGCAGACCCTACTATTTTTATTAACCTAGAAGGAACTTTAGATCCACAAACAGAATCGAGACGAGTCCCTAGAAGCGTGCATCGAGTAGCTATGTCTATCTTAGAGAACGTAGAGCAACGAAGAGAGAAGGTTTGGATCCCTAGAGATGCAACCGGGATGGTAGTGGAAGATGCCAGTTTAGAGCAATTAGATTTTAGTACAGGTAACTGGATGATTTTAACTAGGACCAACAATCAAATGAAACCCATTGTAGAGTATATGATGTCTCTGGGACATAGGTTTGAATGTAAATATAATCCTTTACTTCCTAATGACTTAGTACAAGCAATTAGTATCTGGAATCGTTTAAACAAAGGTGCCAGTGTTTCAGGTGCAGAAGCACAACAGGTCTATGAATACTTAACCGTTAAAGATGAGCAAGTGAAATATAAATTCTCTGGAGGCAAGTCTCTGGACGGAGTGGATACCGTAGACATCGATGAGTTGATGCTGAACCACGGGCTTCTAGTAACGGGCAGCTGGGAACTATTGAATGTAACCGAAGAACAAAAATTACATATCCAGGAACTAGTGGCGAGCAGCGAGGATCTAAGTAAAAAAGCTAGAATTAAAATTGCAACCATTCATAGTGTAAAGGGAGAAGAGTGTGACAATGTTATTTTATTTACAGATTTAGAAAAAATTATCTACGACTCGGCTTTGCGAGATAAAGACACAGAACACCGATTGTTTTTTGTGGGAGTAACTAGAGCCAAAGAACGATTGTACATCATGAGTCATGATTACGATTACCAATACAACATAGGAGAAGAAATCATATGACTACTAGACAAGACATGGAACGTTTGTTTCCTACTAATAGACAAGAAGGTGGAGATCATTACTCTAAACATAAAATACAACCATACACTTTTATACAGACCAATGGCTTGAGTTTTTTTCAAGGAAATGTTATCAAGTACGTAGTACGTTATAAAGATAAAAATGGTATTGAAGATCTTAAAAAAATTATTCATTACTGTGAATTAGAAATAGAAAATATAAGCAAATGAATTTTGCTTTATTAGTAACTATAGTGGTGTTGATGTATTATGTTATTTGAAGCAGCGACCGAATGGAATTGTCCGGAAACGTTTCCTGATCTAAGTAAAGCAAAGTATATTGCGATTGACTTAGAGACTAGGGATCCTGATTTAAAAACTAGAGGATCCGGTGCTGTCATTGGTAACGGAGAAGTAATTGGTATTGCCGTAGCCATTGAAGGCTGGTCTGGATACTATCCTATTGCACATAGAGAAGGTAACTTAGATAAACGAATTGTATTAGATTGGTTCAAAGAAGTATGTGCAACCGATGGAGTAAAAATATTTCACAATGCTATGTACGATGTTTGTTGGATTCGTGCCCTAGGTATTCCTATTAATGGTCACCTAGTAGATACGATGGTGATGGCTTCTTTGATTGATGAAAATAGATTTTCTTATACCTTAAATAGTATTGGTTATGATTATTTAAGAGAAGTCAAAGATGAAAAAGGTTTAAAACTAGCGGCCGAACAAGCAGGCGTGGATGCTAAATCAGAAATGTACAAACTTCCGGCAATGTATGTGGGAGCCTATGCAGAAAAAGATGCTGAACTAACTTTACAATTATTTAAAACATTATCCGTAGAAATTAATAAACAAAACTTAACCGAAGTATTTGATTTAGAAACTAGATTGTTTCCTTGTTTGATTGATATGAAATTTAAAGGCGTTCGTGTGGACAATGAAAAAGCGCATGTACTGAAAAAAACATTAGTTTCAAAAGAACAAACCTTATTGTTAGATATAAAAAGAGAAACCGGAATAGAACCACAAATATGGGCAGCAAGAAGTATTGCAACCGTGTTTGATAAACTTGGTTTAACTTATGAACGAACGGCAAAATCAAATGCTCCTTCTTTTACTAAGAATTATTTGTCTACCCATCAACATCCTTTAGTACAGAAGATAGCAAAAGCCAGAGAAATCAACAAAGCTCACACTACGTTTATTGATACGATTTTAAAACATTCTCATAAAGGAAGAATTCATGCGGATATTAATCCTATTCGTTCTGATCAAGGAGGAACCGTTACCGGTAGATTTAGTTATTCTAATCCTAACCTACAACAAATTCCTGCTAGAAATAAAGATTTAGGTCCTATGATTCGTGGATTATTTATTCCAGAAGAAAATCATTTGTGGGGTTGTTTTGATTACTCTCAACAAGAACCAAGATTAGTGGTACACTATGCAGCTTCCACTGAACCGATTTGTTTTGATGAATCGGTTACTAAAATTGTGGCTCAGTTTAAAGATAACTCCGTAGACTTTCACCAAACCGTGGCAGACATGGCAGGCATTTCTAGATCTCAAGCTAAGACTATTAACTTAGGATTGTTTTATGGAATGGGTAAAGCAAAATTACAAGCAGAACTAGGATTAAGTACCAAACAAGAAGCAGAACAATTATTTAATCAATATCACCAGAACGTTCCGTTTGTAAAAGATTTAATGAATCGAACTTCTTCTCATGCGCAAGGATCCGGATCTATTGGAACCTTACTAGGACGACGATGTCGTTTTAATAAATGGGAACCGGATACTTTTGGTATGCACACTCCTATGACTTATGAAGAAGCAGAACTAACGTATGGACGTAGACGAATTAAAAGAGCCATGACTTACAAAGCGTTAAACAAATTGATACAAGGAAGTGCAGCCGACATGACTAAAAAAGCTATGTTAGATCTTTATGAAGAAGGTATTATACCACATATTCAAATACATGATGAATTAGATATCTCGGTAGAGTCTCCAGAACATGCTAAAAAGATAGTTGAGATTATGGAAAATGCTGTTACACTCAAGGTTCCTAACAAAGTAGATTATGAATCCGGCAAAAGCTGGGGAGACATTTATGGCTAAACTATGGCGTATCTTAACTCAAATATACCACCCCTATATTGTTCCGTTAGGAAAGAATATCTTTATGATCTTAAAAGTCATCATGGACAAAGTGAAGAGTGTGTGGTCTTCGGGTTTGCATCAATCGCCACCCGAGCCATCTTGTTTCACGCCTTACTACCGAATGGTGCGGTCTACTATCGATTGCCTATCTCAGCTTTTTTTCAAAAACATCTTCAAAGAA